TGTTAGATTTAGACAGGATTGAAGAACCAGGAATGAATACTCCAGACGTGTTAAAAAATAATACAGTTATTCAGCAAACAAATAAATTATATAAAGATGACAGCAAAACTAACCTCATTTAATAAGATACCACAGGAGTTTATCCTGAGTTACATTACTGATTACAGGCGTAGATATATACAAGAGGAATGGTATATTAATCAATTATTATTAAAGGAAAGTAAAAAAAGAAAACCGAATAATATAACCAAAATTTGCAAAGAAATATCCGAGCAATTGAGTATGGAGGAGAACACAATTTTTAAGCGGGTTAAATTAATAATGAAAACAAAAGTAAACCGTTTATAAAATAATTTCATAATCTGTATATAGCTTTGATAATTGTAAGTTTGTAAGGTTTAAAGGGTATAATTGAAAATAAATTCATATTTAATAAGCTAATTTTTATATATTTTTGTAACTTAATTATAAAGATTATATGAATGGCAAATCTCCAGTATAAGATAAAGGACTATAAAGCAAACATTATAGACCTTGACAAAGCAAAAGGAATAGTAGTTATGTATGTAAACGCTTTCAATAAATTAGATAGCAACGGAGATATTACTGTTAAAGGCTCATTCAGTAAAACAATAAAAGAGAACGCCAATAGGATAAAGCATTTATTCAATCACGACAGGACAAAGTTACTCGGTTGCCCGCTTGAGATATTAGAAGATGAGACAGGCTTAAAAATTACATCGGCAATAAATATGAATAAGCAACTTGGTAAGGATGTATTTTCAGATTATATGCATTTTGCCGAGCATAACAAGACACTTGAGCATTCATACGGATATGAAGTAATAAAGAGAGATGAGAAGGATAAGAGAAAAATTACAGAGCAAAAATTATGGGAATATTCAACATTAAGTTTCTTAGGAGCAAATGAGAATACTCCAGTAGTTGATTTAAAAGGAATGGAAACAAGGCTAAATGAAGGCGGGAGCGATGAATATTTGAAGCAAATTGAAACTAAAATAAATACAATAAAAATGCTTATAAAAGGAAACAAACCAGTTGAACTGGTACAGTGTAAAGATTGCGGATTAACGTTTGATTACAACGGTGTAAAGGAATTTTCAATTGAAGACTATATAAAGCAAACAATGCGTTATATGATACGTTATGCGGCGGAAAATGAAGTGGCTGAGTTTGTGAATAAATTAAAACCTGAACTCCAGGCAATAGTGGCACAGGTATTAATAAACCCAGCCGCAGAAATGAAAGAAATAAAAACAGAGCTAACAGCAAAAGAAATAGAAAATTTAAAACAGAAATCAATTTCAGTTATACAGGCAGGTATTATGACTTATGTAAAATGTCCTAACTGTTATGAGACAGTTTACAAATCACTCCCACAGGCAGAGCCGCAGAGTAGCACTCCGCCAACTGTAGAGCCGATAAAAGAATGGTATCAGCAAATTAACTGGAAACTATAATTTATTAACTAATTTAATTTAACACAAATGAAACTAAAAATTTTTTTAACACTAATGCTTGGATTGGTGTTTATAACAACCAACTATGCAAATGAACAAAAGCAGTTAAACATAACTGATGGACAAACTATAGAAATGCAATCTACTCAACAAATAATGTGCTTAGATAATGCAATTTTAACTGATAATTCAACTAATCAGAAAAAACTTTACTGGTTCGTAGCTAATTATAAATTTTATTCAAGACAACCTAATATGGAAGACGTCAAAGGCATATCTTTTACTGAAAGAATTGCTAATTATTTTAACAATACATTTAAAATTGTAGGCTTTGCAACAGGCAAAATGATTGAATATTTTATGATAAAACAGGGGCTTATAAAATTTGCCGCACCTGAGGAAATCACAATAAAAGATGTTCAATCGGCAATAAATGAATTTAAAGCTGCAATAAATGAAAAGGCAACACAAAAAGAATTGCTTGACCTTAGAAGCGAAATCGTAAAAGACTTTGAAAAAACTGCGGTAAAGCAGGAAGATATTGACGAGCTTAAAACTAAACTTAACGCATTACAAACACAAACTGACGATATTGGCAGGGAGTGGAAGAATAAACAAACTCCAGAACAAACTATGTCGTTTAAACAAATGATAATGCAAGGTTTGAAATCTGAAGAATATAAGGAATATGTAAAAAGAGGAGCAAAAGGAACATCGGCAAAAATTGATATTAAATTAGCAAGCGACGTAACAGTTGCGAGCAATTTTGTAAACAATGTTATTCCTGCCGACGTGAGGACTAATCCTCTATTATACGTTGATAGAAGGATGCATTTAAGAGATTATATGGCAACCGGCACAACCATTTCCGACAAGATTGATTATCCTAAGGAAACCGCCTATACTGACGGTGCGGATATGAAGTTGGAAAACATAGCTGCTACTCAATCAGATTTTACTATTACTGAAGCAACTGCCAACGTGCAGACCTTAGATACATATATGGCAATTAGCCGTAATATGTTAGATGATACGTCTTGGATAAGTTCTTATTTATCTCAGAGAGTACCTATTAAACTCCTTAATAAAGAAGACCAACAGTGTTTATTCGGTAATAACACACCTCCGCAATTACAAGGCATTACAACTGTAGCCAGTGCATTTGCCGCAGGTGCTTCAGCAGGTACTATAACAGGCGCTCAAGAAATTGATGTATTGAGAGTAGCTATGAAACAGGCAAGAATAGGCGAATATCAGCCGACCTTAGTAATCCTTAATCCTTCAGACCTTTGTAACTTAGACCTCATAAAAGATAAGAACGAAAATTATGTAAGAGTTGAACTTTACTCTTACAGAGATGGACAACCTTATTTTATGAATTTACCGATATTTGAAACAAACGCAATGACAGCGGGTAAATTTTTAGTAGGAGACTTTACACTCGGCACGCAGTTAATAGACCGTGAAGGTATTACAATGTATGTAACAGATAGCCATTCAGATTTATTTGTTAAACGTATGCATACTTTCCTATTTGAAAAACGTATCGCACTCCCAATCTACAACCCTGGAGCATTTATATACGGAACGTTTTCAACTGCAAAAGCAGCTTTAGATTCTGGTTCATAATTAATTTAATTGTTTGAGCGGGGGAGTTTTCTCCCTCGCTTTTTTTACTAATGAAAAACAAAAAAGAAATAGTCAAAAGTTATAATTTAGAGTTCGGTTACGAGCTTCTTTCGGCTATTCCTTATGCTTATAAATTGTTTAAAGAAGGTAAATTAAAGGCGACAGAAAGCGGAATAGATACAGCGGCATTATATTACTTCAGCCCTCAGCACAAAGAAAACAGCAAAAAAAGAGAGTGGAAAAATATGAAAGACGCTTGGGCAAACAACCTGCCTAATGTTAATATTCATAGACCAGATTTAGACTGGGAATTATTTGAACCGCCTAACTATAAAGAGCAATACAGGAACTCTCAATTTATTTATAACAAGCCCACTCTTTGCATATTCAATCGTATCAATAAGGAATGGAACAGGACTAATATTAATTACTTTGATTTAACCTGTTTAAGGACATTGTTTGATATGCTAAAAGATAAATATCAGATAATATATTTTAATATTCAGGGCAAGAGTAATAAATATCTTGATGGAGTGCAGCCGATAGATATAGGTGATTATGAAATGATTAAGAACGAATATAAGGATAGCGTTTTAATCATTCACGACATACAAAAGGAAAATAAAGATATATCCTTTAACACGCTGCAATTAATGATAATGGCAAACTGTGAGCGGTTTATATCAATGAATGGAGGATATGGTATATTAGCCAGTTACTTTGGAGGGACTAATATTATATATTCTAAAGAATGTAAAGAAATGCGGAAGTGTGAAAAATCTTTTTATCGTTGGTATCATAAATTGAGCGGAGCAAGAGTTAAACACGTAGCCAATTATCCTGCATTATACAATATAGTTAATGATATATTTGTAGATGACAAACAGTTGATTAATATACTAATCAGAACGTCTGGAAGACCGCAATTCTTTAAACAGTGTTATTTATCTATTATAAATCAAACTTACAAGAATGTTAATATAATTGTCGGCACTGATGATGAGGAAAGCCGCCAATATGTTATACCTTATGAAGTATATCCTATTGAATATGATAAAAAGACTGAAAAAGACGTTGACAAAACAAAGGAAAACACGTCAAAAGGTGCGTGTATATACGGCAAAATAGCACCATATAATCTTTATATGAATGAATTTAATCCGTATGTTAAGGATGGGTGGATTATGTATTTAGATGACGACGATTGTTTTAAAACAAATACAGCATTAGAGACAATAGTGGCACATATAACAGATGACAAAGATTTTATTTTGTGGAGGAATATAAGCAGCCAAAGAGTAGTCCCGAATGATGAGCATTTTGGCAAAGAGCCTTTTAATTGCGACATAGCGGGTGACGCTTTTCTTTTCCATTCAAATTATTTAAAAGATGTTCACTGGGAAGGTTACAGAAAAGGCAATTACAGAGTAGCATTGAAACTGTATAAGAAATTAAACCCAGTATGGATTAATGAAATCCTTACGGGTACACAATTAGAGAGTGGCGAGAACGGGAACGGCTTCCGTAAAGATAAAGCTGAGGAATTAATTATTAATGAACAAAATAATAAAGAGCAAATTATTAATATAAATATAAACTTAAATCTTATTGATATGAATTTTAAAACAGTTACAGTCATACAGGAAAAATTTAAACATAATTTTATCGGCAAAAAAGGCAGCCACGTAAAACTTGAAGAATCTATAGCAAACGAACTAATAAAAAAAGGATTAGTAAAAGAATATATAGATAAAGAAGCGGCTCAGGTAAAAGAGCAAAAAGAAATATTACAAACAAAAGAATTTAAAGAGGCGGTTGAAACTAAGAAGCGAGGTAATCCTAATTTAAAAAATATCTATAAAAAGAAATAATGAGTTTCATTGTACCAACGGACTTTAAAGGCGACAAATATATATCGCAAAATGTTTTCACACTTGAAGACCTACAATATTATATTGATACGGTGCAAGAGAAAATTTTAAAAGAATTGTTAGGAGAGGACTTATATTTAAAGCTCCTTGCAGATTGCACAGACAACGTGCCTGCAACGCAGAAATATATAGACTTGTTGAATGGTAAAACATACACAGAAACAAACGCAGAGGGTACAACGGTGAATGTACAATATAAAGGCTTAAAAGAAATGCTTAGGTATTTTACATTTTATTACTTTATAAAGGAGCAGCCATTCAGAGCAACAATAAGCGGAGTAATGGCGGGAGAGAATGAGAACGGCAAGGCAATATCTGCAATGCAGTTAAATAGAATAGTAGTGCAGGCATATAATAAGGGAGTTGATTTATACGGCAAAAAATTATCAGTTTACGAAACAGAAACAGTATCGGCAAAGATATACAGTGCTAAATACAACGCTGAAATAATAAGGAGCAATGCTTATAATTTTCTATATAAATATAAAACAACTTATCCGACTTGGAGCTTTATTGAAAAATCTTATATTTTCTTAATATAAATGCAAATAACAGAAATAATATCGGCTATAATAGGCAGTATCAGAGATACAGGAACAATTACAAGCATTACCAAAAGCGGGAGCGTTTATACTTGTTTCACTGCGGATACAAAGAAGTTAAAGCAATATTATTATGTTGTTATCAATAGCAAATCGTATCAAATAACAGAGATTGTCGCCAATATATATTTTAAAGTTAATAGCACAACGGCAGTAACTGGAACAACCTGGACAGCCGAAGCACCTTACTATTATTCAGGAACACCGATAGCAATAGACAACACGTTAAAACAGATAGGCGAAGGAGCAAAGAAATATCCTATAATCGTATTATTTGAAACTATAAAACAGAAAATAATCAATGATACAACAAAGGCAACGGGTATAAATGCTGATTTGCACTTATTTTTTATGGATAATGCTAATTATAGAGACTGGCAAACGTCTGACCATTACGACAATGTTATAGAGCCTTTACAGGATTACGTTGATTTATTCCTTGCAGCCTGTAATAAATCTAAATATATTAATTTCTTTGAACTAAAAGATTATAACACTGTTAATCACGCAAAATGGGGAATATATGTTGAAAACAAAGGGCATATAAGGAGTATATTCACAGATGATTTATCGGGTATTGAATT